ATGGCTTCCATTACTCCCTACAAAGACGGTTGGCGGGCGCAAATTTCAGTTAAGCCCGATCCGTCCAGCAAACCGGTCCGCGACTCCCAGACGTTTCGAACGCAGCGCGAGGCTAAGGCATGGGCGTCGGCGCGCGAGCTTGAGATACGTAAGCAGGCTGCGCAACAACCGGCCGAGCGCTACACCGTGCGCGCCATGTTGGAGCAGTACGACAAGGAAATAATCCCGTCGAAACGCGGCTCGCGCCCCGAATCGCTGCGGCTGCGGGCATTCCTGCGCAACTTCCCGGAACTGGCGGATAAGACGCTGGCCGAAGTCACGACGCCCGATCTTGCCGCATGGCGCGATGCGCGACTGCGGGGATTCGTGGGGAGTGGTGGGGAGCCGGTTCCGGCGGTGGGCGTGGCGTCAGTCCTGCGTGATATTAGCTGGCTGCGAAACGCATTCTCTGTCGCGCGCAAGGAGTGGCGGTGGATGGACGCTAACCCGTTCGAGGGCTTCCGCTTGCCCGCCGAGCCGCCATCAAGGGATCGACGCGTATCCCCGACAGAGGTCAAGCTGATTTGCAGGCAGTTGGGATATAGGGCAGGTGTGCCGCCGCAATCGTTGCAGCAAGAGACGGCGCTCGTATTCTTGGTCGCGCTGCGCTCGGCTATGCGTGCGGGTGAGATATTGGCGCTCGGGAAAGGTACGCTTGACCTCGAACGTCGAGTAGCCCGCGTGCCGCACAAGACACAGCACTTGACAGGCAAGCCGCGCGAAGTGCCGTTGACCCGGCAGGCGGTGAGATTGCTGCGTGTGGTGGCGGATAGGGAGCGGTGCTTTGCGATTTCGAGTCAAAGCCTCGATGCCCTGTTCCGAAAGGCGAGGGAGCGGCTGGCTGTCGCTTACCCGTCGATTGCCAGTCTGCATTTCCACGACAGCCGGGCCGAAGCATTGACCCGGCTATCCCGAAAGGTCGACGTGATGACGTTGGCGCGGGTAAGCGGCCATGCCGACCTGAAGATATTGCAGCGGACGTATTACCGTGAATCCGCTGCTGATATTGCCGCTCGGTTAGCTACCCTGTAGCGCGGCGTCAACTTGGCCGATGGGGATGCGCCCGCACTTGTTGAGTCGGAACGTCCCCATGCTGACCATCTTGCTCACGGTGTGGCGGCTTAACCCCATCATTTCGGCCGCTTGCTGGATCGTGACGTGCAGCGGTCGCGGGTGTGTCTCTGCATAGAGTTGCACTGCGCGCCGCGCGAGGTTCAATACTTCGCCCGTCTCAATCATTGCGCACCTCGCTGTGGTCTGCGTGGGCGTTAGCGATCGCCAAGGCAAAATCACCCGCGAGCTCGGCGCGAATGTATTGCGTGAAAGTGTCGTTGCCGACAGCCGCGCGAAGGTATCGAACCAGATATTCGCGGGCAGCTTCCGCGCCATCCGCTGACGCCTCGAACGCCGCGCGCTCGTCGGCCGGTGCGATCGGGCGGGCGAACAGTTCGTGTTTCCCTTCCGGGAGTGCATAGGCTACATACGTGCTCAACGTCATGGCGTATCCGCCGTTTGTGACGCGAACCGTCGCGACTGGTTTGTCGCTCGCGCGGTGCGCCGCTTTCGGCATACGGCCGACGATTTGGTCGATGGTGGTCATTGGTTCTCTTGGTTCGATTCGTGGCAGGTTGCGCATCGGCCGAATAGGCCAAGCTGGCGCGCTGTTACTTGCTTGCCGCAAGCGCATCGCTTACGGGTGAAGGTGTAAACCCTCTGCGCCTGCGTCTTTTCGCGGTAGTCCGCGAGGGTTCGGGGGATGGTCGAGTGCATGTTTAAACAGGTTGCTTGAGTTGCTTTGCAATGGCTGCTGCGCGGCTCTGGGAGCATCCGAGAAACTTCCGAATCTCGATCACGGTTGCTCGTAACTGGTTCGCCTCGACGGCGGCGCGGGTGCGATCAAGGTCTGACTGGGTAACGGCTGGCGGCGCGGGCTTGGCGGCTTTCTCGGCCAGGACAGAATGGGCGCGTGCTCGGGCGATTCGGTCGGTCGCAATCTCGGTAGCCTTGATGACCGGCGTTACCGTCACTGGCGCAGTCACGTCACGGGTAACGTGACTCGTCACGCGTTCAACCGGAGATAGGGCGAGCGTCCAGCAGAGGCAGGCGACGCCCTCAAGCACGGCGGCGAACAACATGCCGACCAGCAGCGGGGAGCAGCCAAGCGCTGCGGCCATCGGGTCGCGCGCCGCCGCGTCACGCTCGACGGTCACGCGCTCGCGCGCCGCCAAATCTCGCGCCGCCACGCCGCGCTCAACGTCGAGCGCTTGTATTTCGCCCGCCAGCCTTGCCCGGCGTGCCTGCAATTCGGGGCAGGTGCGGCGGCATCGCTCGGCCTCCGCTTGAGCGAGCTTGCCCGCTACGGCGGCGCGGTCACGCGCGATAGTCACAAGGTCACGCGACGCGGTAACGGGTTCGGCAGTAACGTGACTGGCCCTCTCGTCGCCCGCGTGACTCGCTGCGAACACGAAAAACGTCGCGTGGCCGTAGCAGGTCGCCGCCATCGCCGCCGCCCACATTGCGAAGCCGATCATTCGTGCCGTTGCAGGCTTTCCGCGCGTCAACGCGGGGATCAGGTGGGCCGCGACAACGAGCACGACGCCCATTGCGATCAACAAGGCGCGCTCGCTTTCCCATCCGCCGCGCTGGATGCCTGAGACGGCAGACAGGCCGATGGCGGTAGCTGTTGCAGTCGCGGCGATGGCGCCAGAAATGATTCGATTGCTCATGCTGCGTGACTCGCTAGTGCGTGAATCTCAGGGTCGTAATTTCGGTCGGCAAAGTCGGGATCGCCGGGGTATCGGTTCGTGCCGTCCGTGCGATGCCAGCAAAAAAGGGAGCCGCGCCGATGCGGGAACCAGTAGCCAGCGCAGCTACAGCACGCGAGCGTCGTATTCCGGCGATTCATCCATTTGTCGACGCGGTAATCGCGCCGCGCACAGGTGCGGCAGGCTGGCGGCGTCTCGTATTCGGAGAGTGGGCGGGGAAGGCACCGCCGCCTCTGGCAATGCCTGCAACGAACGTGTTGCCGTGTCGCGCTCATTGCTCGACGTGAAGGCGGAGGTAGTCGTAGAGGCGGCGCGCGAGCGCATGAGCGAGGCCGAACTGGTCGCGGGTGCCTACTACCTCGCCCTGCGCGCCGTCAGTCACGCGGTAATCGTTCTTGCCTGCGTGCCATACCGTGAACCGGCCGGCTGCGCCAGCGAAGCGCCAGCCCTCTGCGCGCTGCGGAATTTCCTTCTTGGCTGCGCGTCGTTTGGCTCGCTGCGGGCGAGCCTGCAACACGTCGCGGTAGCCGATTGCTGCGATCAGGCCGGCATCCGCCGGGAGCGCGCGGCTCATTTGCGCGGCGTTCCAGCCCTTCGCGTATTCTGCGATCCTGTTCTTATCCATATGTACTCCTATTCGTTTTTGACGGGGCTGCCGGGGCGGATGAGAGCGGTTATTAGGAGGCGCAGTACTTCGCGGCGCACGCTGCTGCAAGGTCTCGCGCTTCCGTAGCCCACAGCGTTGTACCTTCCTCATTCGCTGCGTTGCGCAGATAGCAGGCCGCGTCGTGCCACTCGCCGGCCGCGATGGCTCTCCATGCGAGCTGGCATCGCGTCACTTGTTCGTCGGGTGCGTCAAGCAGCAGTTCGTACGCCGTTTTCATCGTTATTCCTTTCCGTGTTGCGTGGCAGTTCCCGAACTATAAACCAAGTGGTGTATAGTCTGTCAACACCATTTGGTGTATTTCGTCGGTTTTAGGGTAATCCCGATGCGGAAATTATGGCGAGATGCACTCCATACGGTGTTGTAAGGAAGCTGCTCTATCGATAGACTACTGTATGGATGTACAGTATTTTTGCTACGGAAAGGTAGATGAAAGAAAAGAATAGTTGCGGGGAGAGCCGCCTACGCTGCCGCGCGGGGGATATTGCGAGGGTGGTCGCTTCGACCAACCCCGCTCTTGTTGGTGGGGTTGTCTTGGTCGAGCGGCTGAGGGCCGATGGCAGGTGGGATGTGACGCTTGAGCGCCCGGCGTTCGGATTGACTGTGCGCGGGCGGCGTCCTGTTGTGACTCAAGAATTCACGTTCAAGGATACGTCGCTTGAGCCAATAGCCCAAGCCAATATGGAATTCAGTCGCCTGCTGGCCGATCTTCGTCTTGACGCGTTGAAGGGGTTTGAGTCGGAGAGCGAGCAAGAAGTCCGCTGATAAACGCCTCAACTCTCGCGCGATCAATATCGCTTAGGCTATCCCAGCCGACCGGGCCAAGGCCCGCGCCCCCGCGCGGCCTTGGCGCAACAAGGTCTATCAACTCCCCGCCTGAGTTATCCCGCCACGCGCGCTCAAGCTCAAGCGCGACCTTCTCTCCAAATGACTTGGATTTCGCCATGTCGTTTATCTGCTGCGGCAGCCGTTTCATCCGGCGCGCAACTTCAGCTTGACCGTGCGTTTCGATCAGGCGGTTAAGTGCTTCTCGGCGCAATTCGGTGACCTGCGCGTGGGTCAGTAGGTCGTCATTCATGGTTCTCATTAGAACACCTGAAACCAAATGGTGAAATAAACAGGATGGTGTTGTTACAATACACTAAATGGTGTATGTTTCAGGCATGGACAAGTTCGCTGATGTGGCGATTTTTAGGGGAGAGCGTATGGAAGCACTCAGGAAGTTGCTGAATAGCAAGACTAAGGCCGGCCAGCAGGAGTTCGCGGGGCGCGTCGGAACGACGGTCGCCAGCATGCGCAAGTCGATTAGCGCGAAGCAGCCCTTTGGCGTCGCTCGCGCGATTGCCATCGAATTGGAGTCGGGCGGCGCGGTGGATGCGTGCTCGTTGAGCAACAAAATTAACGTCGCGCAGATTCTGGAGTGGGCCAAGCGGCGCAACGACAATCCAGAACTTCCGGGCATGAGCGGCACGGCATGAGCATTCAGGCGATGGCGTGGGCCATTGAGCAGCAGATCGTGACGGACCCGCCTGCACGTCATTTGCTCTTGTGCCTTTCGAACTATGCGGACCACTTGGGCCGCTCGGCATTCCCAAGCGCCGCGACGTTGATGCGTGATACGAGGCTGTCACGGGCGACGTTGTGGCGAAAGCTGGCGGTTTTGGAGAGCAGCGGCGCGATCAAGCCGGGCAATCAGAAGGTGGTTGCAGCGTACATCGATCGAAGCGACAAACGACCGGTTTGCTACGACATTGTGATGTGCAGATTGGACGATTCCGGGATGCCGGTTGGCGACGTAGCGGGGTCTCACGCTGAGACCTCGCCCGAGCGAGCGGGGTCTCACTCTGAAACGAGCGGGGTCTCACACGGAAACGAGCGGGGTCTCACGGTGAGACCCAATCCGGGAGTTAACCGTCATATAACCGTTAACTCTTCTACGAAGAGTAAGGGCGTGGGCGAGACGAGCGGGGCAAAGCGTCTCTCGAAGCGCGAGCAGTCCATCGCGTTTCTGGTCGAGCAGGGAGTGGACCCGCAACACGCGGCCGATTGGATGACGGCTCGAAACGGCAAGGAGGTGACGCCAACGGTATGGGAGGCAGTGCAGCGTGAGGCGGAAAAAGTTGGAATGACGCCCGCGCAGGCGGTGCAGTACGCGGCCGGCGCGTCATGGCAGGGTTTCAGAGCGGATTGGTTCCTGCGAAACAGCGGCGGCGCGAAGCAGCAAGCGCCGAGCCGACGCGATGAGCAGCGCACCGGATCGTATGCCGCGCTGTTCCCTAACGGTATGCCGGGTCAGGCGGGTTACGGCGATGCACCGCGCGATGACCAAACGATTGACGGCGATGCGCGATGGATTGATGGGGGTGCGGATTGATGGAGGTTGCAGCGGGCGGCGCGCAGCAGTCGCGCATTGATGCCGCAATGGATTACGTCTTTGCCGAGTTGCTGGGCCTGTTCGGTCGGCCGTTCGTGGCGAAGTTCGAAAGCGGGGTAATGGTCGGCGGGGAGGATTCGGGGATTGCGAACATGCGTCGAGCATGGGGGCAGCGGATCGTAGACGCCAAGCTGACGCCCGGCGACCTGCGGCGCGGTATCCGGGGCTGCGAGCGGATGAAGTACGCGCCGGGTTGGGGGGAATTCATTGAGGCATGCAAGCCGGCAATCGATGTTGACGCAGCGCTGCACGAAGCGGTCGAGCAGATGCGACGCAGGCAGCACGGCAAAGACGTTTGGTCGGACCCGGCGATTTTTTGGGCGGCGGCAAAGATCGGTGAGTGGGACATGGTGCAGCAGACGCACGCGCAGCTACTCCCTCGTTTCAGGGCGGCGCTTACACAGGTGCAGCAGTCGGGCAGCGTACAGCCGGTTCCCGAACGTGTGGCGATGCTTGCGGCTCCCGGAGCGTCGGAAACGAGTCGTGCGGAAGGGCAGCAGCAAATCGAGCGGATCGCAAGGCAGGCAGCGCCGCTCAACAAGTCGAAGGGCGGAAATATGCAGTGGGCGGAAAGGATCGTGCGGGAAGAACGCGGGCGGCCCGGAAGCCATGACTTGAACAAGCTGCGCATCGCACACGAGGCATTGGGCCTGCCGATGACCGGGGGGTAATGGGATGCGAGAAACACGGGGGGAACACGCTTACCAAGAGGTAAGCATTCCTAAATTGTGTAGGGGGTGCAAGCACGCAACGGAGCGGCCCGGCCATACGCGAATGTACAGGCTTGGGTTTCGGAACTGCGCGCATCAGCCCGATTGGGTTTTCGTGGTTGGCGGCAGCGCGTGTCGGTTGAATCCGGTGAGGTTCGAAGCAAAGCCCGGCTAGAGCGATGGAGGTAGATGCAAGGAAAGGACAAAAGGTTGGCGGCGGCGCGGGCAGCGTTGTCGCAGGCGGTAGGCAGTAGGCGCAAGCCGAAAGGCGGCGCGCGACAGATGGGGTGGGATATCGACGTGCCGGGCGACGCAACGCACATCGGCACGGCCCGGATTCGGTCGCAGCTATCGACAGCGCAGCGGTTGATTGCCCGAACGACGGGCAACTTGCCAAGCGTCGATGCAGGGTTTGACGAGATTGCCGACGGTGTGGGCGCGCCGTCGATTGGTGGCAGTACGGCGAAAGCCGCGAAGTACGGAAACCGGAAGTGTGAGGCTGACGGGATCAAGTTTGATAGCGAACGCGAGCGGTCGAGGTATTTCGACCTCAAGCGCATGCAGACCGCCGGAATCATCAGTGACTTGCGGTTGCAGGTGAGCTTTGAAATCGCGCCGGCTGTGGTGATGGATGGGAAGCGAAAGCGCGCCCGCACATACGTTGCGGATTTTGTGTATCAGCGCGACGGTAAGCAGGTAGTCGAGGACGTGAAGGGCATGAAAACGCCAGTGTATTCGCTGAAACGACACCTGATGCGTGCTGTTCACGGTATCGAGGTTCAGGAAGTGTAGTAGCTCCGGTGCGGATTCAGTGATGACCGCCCGGTGCGCGCAAAACATGCGCGCATCAATGCAAATTGAAATGTAGAAAATGCACAACAGTAAAGACCAAATCGTTGTTCCGAAAATGTCGACCGCCGAGCGCGTCGAGGAACTGATGCAAGACGGCCGCCGCCGTACCGTCGTTCAAATCGCGGAAGCGCTGCGGACGCCTCGCAAAACGGTCGCCTTCATCGTGCGGCAGTTGTCGGCAGAGGATGCGGGGCAGTCGATTCACGTTGTGGATAAGGAATCGCAAGCGCTGGTGTACGTCTACGGGCCGGGCAAGAACATTTACAACGGGCAGCACAACCGCCGCGCGACGCGCCGCAAGCCGGATTCGGAGTTTGGCGGTCGCTGGCCCCGCAACTCGTGGCTGCGCAATCTCGATCCGCTCGTCTACTCGGCGTTTCACGACATGGCGTCGGTCGGCCAGCGGCAGCGGGCGGCGGGGTTCTGCGCTTGAGCAGCTTGAGTCGTTCGCAGTCCCGTGAGGATTGCTTAAAGCGTGAGCGCACGCTCAAGCGAACGCCGTTCAAGGTCAAGGCGAAACCGGGTCAGTGGTCGACGTTCTCGAAGCCCTCGAAGGGTTTCCAGCGTAAGGCCGCCGACCCGGCGGCGCGGGATGAGAGGCCCGCCAAGCGGCGAAAAGCGTCCCGGCCGAAGAAAGCGGCGGGCGAGGATGCGAAGTATCTGGCGGCGTGTAGGGGTGAGCCCTGCTACCTGTTGATTCCCGGGATATGCCCGCGCCGGCCGGCGGATGAAACCGTCGTACCGGCGCACCGCAACGAGGGGAAGGGAATGGGGCTCAAGGTCGCGGACGGGCTCACGGTGCCGGCCTGCTACTGGTGTCACGCTGAATACGATCAGGGCAAGAAGTTGACGCGCGATGAGAAGCGCGAGACGTGGAACGATGCTTTCCGGCGATGGATGCCGGCTCGAAACGAGAAAATGGGAATCAGGCTATGAGACTGGCTGTAGACGTTGAGGTAACGATCAAGGGGCGCAAGACGGTCGAGACGGTCGAGGCGCATTGCTTCGTGGCGCGGCGTATCCGCGTGAAGGGCGATGACGCATATCGGCCCGACGTGGTGGCCGTCGACATTTACGTGCCGACCCGTGCTCGGGCGATCCTTCAGTCGGCGGAAGGCTGGCGGCCAAATTCGCGGTCTGTTCTCCGGGCTACGGCGCGGGTGAGCCAGAACGCGCGCGAGCTTGCGCCGTTCATGTCGAGCGGCCGATCGAAGTGGTTTTTCGGTGCGCGGTGAGGGGGCGGCGACGATGCGAGCTACGCGGCTGTTGGTGCAAATCCCATCGCAGGATCACTTTTTGGTCAGGGGGCGGACGGGGCACGGCGAGGTCGACGCGCCGGTCGAAACGATGGTGTACGCGGTCAAGCGCGTTGTGCATAACGGCGAACGACTGCCGGACGTAGTGCGCGTGCTGGCGTGGATTCCTGAGCCGATGCGCGCCTATCTGGTCGACCGCTCGCGAATGGTCGACATGGAACACGCATGGGTCACGGCCTTTGTGAAGGACAACCGGGCGACGCTCACGCCCTTCATGGAATCGGGCGAGTATGAGCTTTCCGTCCCGAACGCGCCGGGCAGGAAAAAGGCAAAGCGCGTCATGGTGGGCGAACTGACCGGCGCGGCGCTCGACTACTGGACGGGGAAGGCGTTGGACCTGTCGGTGGAAATCGAGGGCGGCCAATGCCTCGTGACGCGCGTAACGGTCGGCGTCCGCGGGCTCATGCTTCCGGGCGACGACAAGCGCGAATATCGGATGCGCGGGCCGTTCCGTCCGTCGACAGATTGGAAAGACGGCGGCGCGCTGATTGAGCGGCGGCGCGTTGGCATCTACCCGGACGGCGGCCGATGGGTGGCACGGGCAGACAGCGAAAGCGCGGCCTACGGTGTCGGTGAGACGCCCCTCGAAGCGGCGGCGCGGGCTTTGGTGGTCGAGCGATTCGGCGTATCGGTGGCGGCGGAATGACGGCGTTGGCATTCATCCTGAAAGACGACGTGCCCGAAGCGCTGGCGGAACACGCGCAGCGGGCAATCGTTGACGGCGTGCCATTCGTGACCTATCCCGGCGCGCCATTCGCCGGAGAAATAAGCGAGCGGCCCGACGGTAATATCGAGATCGTGTATCAGTGGTCGAAGGCAACAGAGCCACGGCACGCGCTAGGCGACTGGCTCACGGCAAACGGCATCACATTCACGGTCATTCACTGAGAGGGAAAAATAAAAATGAGCGACATCGTTATCTACGGGTTTTGTGCGGTCGCCGTCGTGGTCATCGTTGGCGGGATGGTGCGCAATCTGTTCCTGCGCAACCAAAAGGTCGAAATCATCCCGCAATACGATCCGAACGGCCCGAACACGGGCACGTATGACCCGAACAACCCGGACGGCGAGCTGGTGAAGGGCAAGTAATGCGCCGGACGCTGATGGACGCTGCGGTATTCACCCTCATCCTGACCGCGCTTTGCGGCATGTATGACGATCGCAGCGAGCCGCCCGAATCGGCTCATGTTCAGTCCCGCTAAGGGGTGGGGATAATCGGCAACGCGCCGCACAGCTATCACGGCTGGCGGCGCGTTTTCTTTGACCAACCGAAAAGCGAGAATGAGCGAAAAACAAGCAGTAGCGGGGATTTTCAGAACGGCGCATCAGGCGGTGTCGTTCGCGATGAACTACGGCGAGTCGCAGGCGGCGCGCGATCAGGTCGACACGGACAAGGCGCTCGACGGTGCAGGGACTGTCGGCATCATCAAGCGGCACATGGAAGCCCTGCCGCTGTATCAGCTTCTCGCGGTCATGGCGGGCCGTGTCGCGCGCGAGGATCGATGCGACTGCGGTTCGCGCTGCTGCCAAGGCTGGAAGCTGACGCGCGATTTTGAGCAGATTACGGCGGTATTGGCGGCGCGCGCAGCAGACGAGATTCCCGGCCTGCCCGTGCAGGAGTACCGCGTCGCAGTGGTCCGCAAGCACTTCGGCGCGCACGTCGACCTCGACATGGCGGCGCGCCGCTACGGCGTCGGTTCCGCGTCGGCCGCTGCGCATGGCTCGGTCATTCAGAAGTGGATCGTTGCGCAGGAAACGGCGGGCTACACGGCCCTATCTGCATCGCTCGACGCCGCTGGCATGATCGACCATCGCAAGGTGTTCCCGCTCGCGGAGGCGGCGTAGGAGTGCCGCTTACGCTGATACGTGGCGCAGAGGGTGCCGAACTGAACTGACGCCGCCCCGTAGAATCGGGACTCTCCCGCAAAGGGCAGACAATCCAACCCATAGCCCGCGCCGGGAGACTGGTCGCGGGCTTTTCTATTTGGCGACCACATGAGCGACACCAAGCAGCCTATTCCGAACGTATCCATCTTTGCCGAGCGTGGCGCAGAAATGGACGTGATTGCGTTGATGCGCCGTAAGGGCGATCCGGGCTTGTACGCGGCCAATGCGACGGTCGGCGGAATCTCGACAAGCTACACGACGCTGCGTTGGCGTGAGGTCGTTGTGGATGACGAGCGGGACGCTAAGGCTATCGACGTGGCGCTGCCGCAGCGGGCGGCGCGGTAATGGCAAGCAGGCTCACGACGCTGCGCCCGCGCATCAAGACACAAGAGACGAGGCACACAACGGTAACGGCCGGATCGTGGCGCGCCGGGAAGTCGACAGCGGCGGCGCGAGGATATGGCGCTGACTGGCAACGAGTCCGGGCAAAGCACCTTGCGAAGCATCCGCATTGCGTGTTCTGTCTGCGCGACCTCGGCATGTCCCACCTGTCGCCCGTCGACGTGGTGTTGCAGTGCGCGCAGCGTGGCATCGCGGAGCCGGTCGGCACGATAGGCGATCACATCATTCCGCACCGGGGCGACGACCGCCTGCGCCTCGATCCGGCGAACGTCCAAACCCTATGCAAGCCGCATCACGACGGCGAGAAGGCCCGCGCGGAGCGGCGCGCCGGACTGAGATAAACCCAATGAAATCAATGGTCTAGGGTGGGGGTGTCGAAACTTTTCACCCCCTACCCGCCAGGACCGACCGCTCCCGCACGCAGGGAAAAAATCCCCTATTGAGGTTTTTGTTAATGGCACTTACGGCAAGGAAACGGAAATTCGCTGATGCCCTCATGGCGGGGCGGTCCAATAAGGCTGCGGCTATCGCGGCGGGATACAGCGCGGCGACGGCATCGCAAGCCGGGTCGCGGCTTGTTAAAGATAAAGACGTTAAAGCCTACCTGTTAAAACACGGCTACGAGGGCGTTAAACCGGCCGGCAAGCCGGTCGACATTCCGGACACGCCGGAAGCGCGTCGAGCCGCTGACGACGCCAAGAAGGCGGCTGCTGCGGCAACGCGCGCAGCAAATTCCGCACGCGCGGCCGGGTTCGACCTCGACAAGCTGATGACGTTTAAAGACCCGATGGATTTTCTACTCGCGGTCATGAACGATCAGGAGACGGAGCAGAAGCTACGGGTGACGGCGGCGCTAGGGTTGATGCCGTTTAAACACGCTAAGAAGGGTGAGCAGGGCAAGAAGGAGCAGCAGGCCGACGCGGCGAAGGCAGCGGCGTCGAAGTTTGGTGCACCTCCGCCACTGCCGAAGCTGGCAGTGTCGGGAGGTAAGCGCCTATGACGTTGAAGTGGTCGACGGCGTGCAAGGATTGGGGCGAGCGCCTGAAGGCCGGCAAGACGATCATTCCGCCGCCCATTTTCCCGGAGGAGGCAGAGTACGCGCTTGGCATTTTCAAGCAACTGAAGATCGTTGATGCGCCCGGATCGCCTACGTTTGGCGAGGCGTCTGCGGAATGGGTGTTCGACCTCGTGCGGTCGATCTTTGGCGCGTATGACCGTCATGGGGAGTATGGTCCGCCGGGGCGGCGGCTCATTACCGAATGGTTCGTCTGTCTGCCGAAGAAGAACAGCAAATCGACGCTGGCGGCCGGAATCATGATGACCGCCATGCTCGTGAATCAGCGCCTGTCGGCCGAGTACGCAATCCTTGCGCCAACGATGGAGGTCGCGAACAACAGCTTCGCACCATCGCGCGACATGGTGAAGCACGAGCCCGAGCTAGATCCGCTGTTTCAGGTGCAAACGCACATCAAGACGATCACGCATCGCACGATGGGCGCGACGCTCAAGGTGATTGCGGCCGATGCCAACACGGTGTCGGGGAAAAAGAGCGTCGGTACGCTGATTGACGAACTATGGCTGTTCGGCAAGATGCCGAATGCGGAGGACATGCTACGGGAAGCAACGGGCGGCCTTGCCAGTCGCCCGGAGGGCTTCGTTATCTACCTCACGACGCAATCGAACGAGCCGCCGGCCGGCGTGTTCGCGCAGAAGCTCCGATATGCGCGGGACGTGCGCGACGGGAAGATCGATGACCCGTGCTTCGTGCCGGTCATCTACGAGCATCCCGATGACATGCGCGCCCGGAAGGAGCACCTGTTGGTCGAGAATCTGGCGATGGTGAACCCGAATTTCGGCTACTCCGTCGACCAAGCATTCCTTGAACGCGAGTTCCGAAAGAACAAGGAGGCGGGCGAAGAATCGTTCAGGGGGTTCCTCGCGAAGCACGCCAACGTGGAGATCGGCCTCGCACTACGCTCCGATCGGTGGGCCGCTGCTGAGTTCTGGGAAAAGGCCGTGCTCGTGCAGGCGAAGTCGCTTGAATGGCTGTTGGAACACTGCGAAGTCGCTACGGTCGGGATCGACGGCGGCGGGCTGGATGACTTGCTGGGCCTGTGCGTGGTCGGACGCCTGAAGGACTCACGGAACTGGGTGATATGGGTCCACGCGTGGGCGCACGAAAGCGTGTTCGAACGCCGGAAGGACATTGCCTCGGCGCTCCGGGACTTCGAGTCGGACGGCGACCTGACCGTGTGTAAGCGGATCGGTGATGACGTGGTGCAGGTGGCCCAGAAGGTCAAGCAGGTGAAGGACTCAGGGCTACTCGACAAGGTGGGTGCGGACCCGGCGGGGATCGGGGGCATTCTCGACGCGCTGGTCGAGATCGGGATCGATGAGGAAATGATCGTCGGTATCTCGCAGGGCTGGAAGCTGGCCGGGGCGATCAAGACGGCAGAGCGACGCGTAGCAGCGGCGGCGGGTATCGAGCAGGACGGGGAGCCGGTCGAGGGCGTCCTCATGCACGGCGGAACGCGCCTGATGAATTGGGCGGTGGGGAATGCTCGCGTGGTGCCTGTTGGGAACGCGATCAACATCACCAAGCAGGTGAGCGGATCGGCCAAGATTGACCCGCTGATGGCACTATTCGACGCTGTGTCGCTCATGATGACCAACCCGGCAGCGCGCGGGAAGTCTGTCTACGAGAAGCGCGGAATCCGTCGAATCTGAAGGGGGGATATGGCAATTTGGAATGTGTTTAAACGTAGTCCTAAAAAAGAGGAGGTGAGGCACGAGCCCGCCGTCCGGGCGATAGCAAGCGCGCCGTCGGGCGGCGGCGAAACTTTCTACGGCGTGGACGACCCGCGCTTTCTGGCATACATGCGGCGGGGCGAAGCAGACGGGCAAGACCTCATCGGTGAACGCCGCCTGCGCAATATGGCGCTGCTGCGGTGCGCGACGCTCATCAGCGAGTCGGTCGGCATGCTCCCCGTAAATCTGCTGTCGACCGACAGCACCAAAGCCATGCAGTCGGGCAATCCGGCGCATCGCCTCATCAAGCTCAAGCCGAACGGCTGGCAGACGCCACACGAGTTCAAGAGCCTGATTCAGCTTCACGCGTTGCTCGACGGCAACGGCTACGGCCGCGTCATCCGTTCGCCGCTCGGCAATCGACCCGTAGCAATCGTGCCGTGCCGGCGCTTCTCGACCCGCCCGCGCCTTACCGAGTTGTTCGAGGTTGTCTACGATCACGTCGACCCATTCGGCAATTCCATCGAACTGAAGGCGAGCGAAGTATTGCACCTGCGCGACGTGTCGCTCGACGGAATCCACGGCATTTCGCGGTTGCGCCTCGGCCGTAACGCGCTCGACCTCGCAGAAGCGGCAGAAAAGTCGACGGAAAACCTATTCCGTACCGGTGTTATGGCGGGCGGCGCGCTTGAATCGAAGGATCACTTGTCCGATGAGGCATATGAACGCCTGAAGGAGTCGTTGCACGGAGATTACGGCGGCGCAGAGAACGCCGGGAAATGGATGATTCTTGAGGAAGGGCTCACGGCTAAGCAGTTCGCCACTACGGCGCAGTCGTCGCAGCAGATTGAAAACCGGAACCATCAGATTGAGGAAGTGGCTCGCATGTACGGCGTGCCGCGCCCGCTGCTGATGATGGATGACACGTCGTGGGGTTCGGGCGTCGAGCAGTTGGCACTGTTCTTCATCCAATACGGCCTGTCGCACTGGTTCGTACAGTGGGAGCAGGCGCTCGCCCGGTGCTTTCTGTCCGACAAAGAGCTTGGTGCATATGCCTTCAAGTTCAACGAGGCTGCGCTACTGCGTGGCACGCTCAACGATCAGGCGGCGTTCTTCAGCAAGGCGCTTGGTGCGGGCGGTTCGTCGCCGTGGATGACGCAAAACGAGGTGCGCGACACCCTCGACATGCCGCGCAATAATGATGCCGTGGCCGATCAGCTACGCAATCCGATGACGCAGAAAACGAAGGGGGATGCTAAACAATGAGTCTGATGAGCCTGCCGGAAATCAAGGCGGCTTCGTGCCTGAAGGGCGGCGAGCAGGTCGCGCGCCCGGACGTACTGGCGCGGTGGCAACCGGAAATCCGGGCCGCTGCCGGTGACGACGTTGGAGGCATCACGATCAACGGCGCAATCGGTGAGACGTGGGACGGCACCGGCGTTACGTCCAACCGTATCGCGGCGGCACTGCGCAGCATCGGCGCCGGTGTCCCCGTGGTGGTCAACCTCAATTCGCCGGGCGGCGATTTTTTCGAGGGCGTCGCTATCTACAACCTGCTGCGCCAGCACGACGCAGAAGTGACGGTAAACGTCATGGGGCTGGCGGCGAGCGCGGCATCCGTCATCGCAATGGCCGGGGACAAAATTCTCATGGGCGACGGCGCATTCCTGATGATTCACAACGCATGGTCCGTCGCGGTCGGGAACCGTCATGACTTCATCGCGGCGGCCGAAACGCTCGCGCCGTTCGATGACGCAATGGCGAGTCTATACGCGAAGCGCTCGGGCATGAGCAAGGTCGACGCAGCCGCGCTGATGGACAAAGAGACGTGGATCAGCGCGGATCAAGCTGTCAAAAACGGCATGGCAACCGGCTTGCTGGATGACACGGCAACGTCGAAGGGCGACACCAAGGCGGCGGAGCAGCGGCGCGTCCTCGCGACTGTCGATTCGGCACTCGCAAGCACGGGAATGAGCCGCGTACATCGCGCAGAGGTGTTAGCTAGAATGCGCCCGGAAGTGGAATCACGGACTACGAAAAATAGTGATGTGGCGAGAATGGAGGCTTCGCTGCGGAGCTTCATGAACAACGCAACCTCTATCAAGGAATAAGGCATACATGGCAAAAAGCAAGCTGGCATCGGTGGTTCTCGCGGCATTGGCGGGCATCAACCCGCGCGGCATTCAGTCGGTGCGCGCCGACGCTGACCTGTCGACCGTGAGGGCGCTTATCGAAGGCGTTAATGTTGCATTCGCTTCGTATAAGGCCGAAAACGACCGTGCGCTGGCCGAGCTGAGGGCAAACGGTCATACGTCGAGCGACACGCTCGCGAAGGTCGACCGCATCGACGGCGACGTGTCGGAAATCCAAGCGGCAATCGACAAGCTCGCGGTGCAGATGGCGGGCGCACAGATGGGCGCGGGCGCGCAGTTGAAGGACAAGGAATACTCCGACGCGTTCCAAGCGCACTTCCAAAAGGGCGAAATTCGCGCGACGCTCAACAAGGGCGAATCGGAGCAGGGCGGCTATCTCGCACCGGTCGAGTGGGATCGCACGATCACGAACAAGCTGGTTCTCGTGTCGCCCATGCGCCAAATCTGCCGCGTGCAGCCGACCGGCAAGGCGGCCTACTCGAAGCTGTTCAATATGCGCGGCACGGAGTCGGGTTGGGTTGGCGAGGAAGATAATCGCCCGCCGACCAATGGGCCTGCGTTCAAGTCGCTCGCCTACACGACCGGCGAAATCTACGCGAACCCGGCAGCTACGCAACAGATGCTGGACGACGCAGAAATCGACCTGGAGGCATGGCTGGCGGCAGAGGTGCAACTCGAATTCGCCAAGCAAGAGGGCATCGGTTTCCTGACGGGCACGGGCGAAAAGATGCCGACCGGTCTGCTGACGTATATCAAGGGCGGCGCGAACGCGTCGAAGCATCCACTCGGCGCAATCCAGACCGTCAACAGCGGTGATGCGAACGCGATCACGTCGGACGCGGTTTTCGACCTCATCTATGACCTGCCGTCCATCTACACGCTCAATGCGCGTTTCACGATGAACCGGACGACGCAAGGCAAGGTGCGCAAGCTCAAGGACAACATGGGTAACTACCTGTGGCAACCGTCGCTTGTCGCGGGCCAGCCGGCAACGCTCGCGGGCTATGCGGTCACGGAACTGCCGGACATGCCGGACGTTGCGGCCGGCGCTAACCCGATCATGTTCGGTGACTTCATGCAAGGCTACCTCATCAACGACCGTGTTGGCGTCCGCGTCCTGCGTGACCCGTACACCAACAAGCCGAACGTGCAGTTCTACACGACCAAGCGCGTCGGCGGCGGTCTGCTGACGCCGGAATGCCTGCGCGCAATGAAGGTCGGCGCATCGGCGTAAGCGGCCCGCAGTACACGGGGGCGGGCGCATGAGGGCGTGCCGCCCCTTTTTTTCGCATGGAGGGTGATAGATGGCAGTGTTTTCGAAGGTGTGGCGCGGCGTTCCGGCGGGCAAGATTTACCCGGTCACGTATGAGCCGGGCGACGAGTGCCCGCCGGAACTGGAGGGCGCGGCCGCTGCTGCTGACGCGCTGGACGGTGCGCCGGAAAGCGGCAAGCCGAAGGCAGCGGCGCGAGGCAAGGCGACGGCCGAATGAGCGTGATTCCGCTGTCGCTGGCCCTGTCGTTCGTGCGACAGGATGAGGGCGTCGAGGATGACGTGTGCGCGGTGTTGCTCGACGGTGCAGAGGCGGCGGCGTTCGCATACCTCAACCGTGACGTGTACCCGGATCAAGAAACGTTCAATGCCGCGAGCGCGGCCGGCACAGCCGGCCCGTTTGCGATGGTGATTAACGGGGCAATAAAGGCGGCAATCCTCAAGACGTTTGCGGAGCTTTACACGAATCGCGAGGATTCGGCGGGCGCGCAAAAGGTCGCGGAAATGCCGTTCAACTCGCGCACGCTGCTGCGGCCGTGGCGCGTCATTCCGGGGGTGTGAAGTGTCGGGTTCAACGACTAAGGCAGGAAGCTATAACCGTCGCGTGCGAGTCGAAGCGCTCGACCCGGACGCGCAGGACGCATACGGCCAGCCGAAGGAGGGATGGGTCGAGGTTTGCACTGTATGGGCCAACGTCATGGGTAAGTCGGGCTCGCAGGTGATGCGCTCCGATCAGCCGGTGGGCGAGGTCAAAACGTCGATCCGCGTGCGCTACCGGGAAGGGCTGCACGAGGGCATGGTGGCCGTGTTGCTCGGCAAGGGTGGCGCGAAATCGCAGCAGTTCAACGTCGACGCCGTTTCACCCGACTTCGCGGGCCGCGAGCACGTCGACCTCATTTGTACGGCGGTGGACAATGGCCGACGCTGATTCGCTGACGTATGCGGCCTTGCGCTCGGTCGCCGGCATGAAAGCCTATCCCGACGAAGCGCCGACCGGAGCAAAGCCGCCATACGCCGTTTATCAGGCCGTAGGCGGGGTGAGTAATACCGACCTCGACAACAACCCGGACGACCTGCAAAACGCGCGGATGCAGGTCGCAATCTGGTCGCCGGAAAAGGAGGAATCCGTCCGGTGCATGCGGGAAGCCCGCCGCGCTATGATGCGCGCCGGCGCTGTACCCATCGGCGCACCGACGAGCGCATACGAGACGGACACGAAGCTGTACGGCCGCCGTCTTGATTTTTCGATCTGGTTCAAGGAGTGATATGAGCAGCACGGCAATCAACGCGCAGGGCTCGCGGTTCTACATCAACACGGGCAAGGCGACCGACCCGAAGCCGACGTGGACGAAGGTCAACAACGTAAAGTCTTTCAGCGGGTTCGATGGCACTGCTAACGAAATCGATGTTACCGACCTCGACAGCAAGGCGAAGGAAAAGCAACCGGGCCTCATGGACAACGGCAGCTTTTCCCTCGACGTAAACCGCAACCTCAAGGGCGCGGGTCAGGCTGCGATGCTGGCCGCACAGAAGTCGCAAGCTACGACGGACTTCCAACTCGTCTACCCGGACGGCACGGCAGATCAGTTCCGCGCGTTCGTGAAGTCGTTCCCGATCAATGGCGGCGTGGATGCCGTCATGACCTCGACTATCGCCCTGACGGTCACGGGTGAAGTCGTCCCGGTCGCTCCCGGCGACGTTGCAACCGGCGGCGCGCCGGACGATCCCGCTCCATCAGGCGGCGCATAATCTCGACGTGGCGGCGCGCGCGGGGTGCGCCGCCGATCAACCAACAGACAAACGAATAAGGAGTACGAAAAAGTATGGCACTCACTCGCGAGCAGATTCTCGGCGCGCTCGACCTCAAGACCGAATCCGTCCCCGTTCCAGAATGGGGCGGCCCGGTTCTCGTGAGCGTGATGAGCGGCGCGGCTCGTGATGCGCTCATGGAAGAAGTGGCGAAACCGCAAAAGGCATCGCGCTTTCAGGCGGTCATGGTCGCGGCAACCGTGGTCGGCGATGGCGGCAAAGCGCTGTTCACGGCGGACGACGTGGACGCCCTGACCGGCAAGAATCCGGAAGTCATGGCGCGCGTCGTAGCCGTGGCGATGCGAATCAACGGCATCGGCCAGAAGGCAGTCGAGGATGCGGCAAAAAACTCCGACGCCGCCCCGAGCGCATCGCTTGGTTCCGCCTCGCCCGCGAACTAGGCATGAGCGTTCGGCGCTGTCAGGCAGAGGTCGACAGCGCCGAGTTTGCCGAGTGGCTGGCCTACGGGTCTATCGAGCGCTTCGGCCCGGTCATGGATGACCTGCGAATGGGCGCTATCGCGGCAGCAGTCTACAACGTGAACCGGGACACGAAGTTGCGCGCGGAGCCATTCGGGCCGGCCGACGTGTTCGGATGGATGGCGGCGACAACGCCCGCGAATGAACCAGTTTTGCTCGCGGATGCAGCGGAGCAAACGGCGATGATGAAGGCAAAACTGTTCGGATCAAGGCGACGCAATGGCGCTAAAAATGGAGGTGCAAAACCCGAACGGATTCAGTGATTTGATACGAAGGATGGGGGCCGCATTGGGGGAGTCTGCGATTCGCAAGGCCGCCGCTAGTGCGGCCTCTGTCGTTTTGCGCGAGGCAGAAGTGCGCGCCCCTGTTGGCCCACTCCCTCACCATCAAGGCTCGCAGAAATTCCCGGTCGGGTTCGGCCGTGATGCGTTGCTCGTGACGTTCAACCCGGAGAAATCGGTCGAGGGCAAGCACGCAACGTACACGGTCACATGGAGCAAGGATGCCTACTATCTGGCGTTCTACGAATACGGCACGAGCAAGCAAGCAGCGCGGCCATTTTTTCGGCCTGCTATCGATGCCACGAAGGGCGCGCAGTTGGCGGCAATTCGGACCAGTTTGGCTCAATCTCTGAGGGAAGCAGGACTTGCCTAACAGCACACAATATAACCTGACCGTGAACGCGGACGGCGTGTATTCCGCACTGGAACGCGCGCAAAACAGCTTTGATCGGTTCGGGGTGCAGGCGACGTTGGCGGGGCAGAAAACAGCCGCTGCGCAGTCTGCAATCGAAGAAGCGATTCGCAACACGGGCAGCACGTCCGTTCGCTCGGAGCGCGATATCCGGCGTTTCATGGACTCGCTCGTGCAGCAGTCGGCAACGGCTGGGATGAGCCGGGATCAGATGCTCGAGTGGGCGGCGGCGCAGCGCGGCATTTCGGACGCCGCGCAACCGTTCATCAACAATATCCGGGCCACTCAGGCGGCGATGGCGCAGCAGGCGCAGATGGCGCGCGAAGTGGCGGCAGCAGAGAAAGACCTCGCGGCAGCGACGCAAGCGGGCGCGGTGCAGCGCCAAGCGGCGGCCAATCTCGCGCAAGCAGCGGCAACGGCGAAGGGTCAGGAGGCGGAAGCATTGCGGGCCGCCAGTGCCCGCGCAGCGGCGGCAGCAGATACGGCCGACAAGCAGGCGGAAATCGCGCGGGCGCAGTTGGCAGCGCAAGCAGAGGTCGCGGCTCATTCCAAGGCTCAGGCTCAGGCGCTCGCAGATCAGCGCGCCGCGGAGGCGGCAAAGACGGCGGCGGCGCAAGCGGGCGCGGCCGAGCGGTTCCGGTTGTGGAGCCGATATGCGCAGTTGCAGGCGCAAGCATCGAAGTCCGCCACGGACGCGCAGTTGGCGCAGCAGAAGATGGCGGACGCTCAGGCGGCAGCGCAAGCGAAGATCACGGCACAGCAGATCGCTGCAGCGCAAGCGCAGGCGGCAGGCGGCGGATTCAATGGTTCTGGCGGGATCAGCGCAGCGCAGCAAGCAGCGGCTATGCGGATGGTTCCGGCGCAGTTCACGGATATCGTAGTGCAGTTGCAGGGCGGCGCAAACCCGCTCACGGTGCTTCTTCAGCAGGGCGGCCAGCTTAAAGACATGTTCGGGTCTGTCGCTGGTGCGGCTAAGGGCATGGCTACCTACGTAATGGGCCTGTTTACCCCGATCACGATCGGCGTTGCCGCTCTGGTGGTGGGAATTGGCGGCGCTATCGTTGCGATGCACCAAGGAGCTGAGGAAGCCAAGGCGCTGAATCGAGCTATCACCATGTCCGGCGACTATGCGGGCGTCACGGCGTCCAACATGCGCGCGCTCGCGGAATCGCTCAAGGATATCAACGGCCACGGCGCGGCGATGGGCGCGGTTACGGCTGTTCTGTCGACGGGCAAGGCAGGGAGCGCGGAGGCGGTTGAGGCGGCGAGTCGAGCGCTGCTGGCTTACGAGCGTGCAACCGGGCAGGCGCAGGACAAGGCGATGGCTGCATTTCAGCCGCTCTTTGACGACCCGCAAAAGGGCGCGGAACGCCTTCAACTGAGCATGCACTTTCTGAGCGCCGAGCAGCAGGCGCAAATCAAGACGATGCAGGAGGCCGGGGACCGCTCTGGGGCGCTTGTTGTCGCGTTCAATGCTCTGGATGCGCAATCGCAAAAGAGCATTGCTCAGGCGGGCTATCTCGCCAAAGCATGGCATGGCGTCTCGATGGCGATCAGCAGCGCTTGGGCGTCAATCAAGGAGATTGGTGCGGCCGACACCCCGGCGCAGGAGTTGGCAAAGGCACAGGCAAATCTCGCGGCAGCGAAGCGCGGCGGCGTGTCTCTGTTCGGCGGCGAGGACATGTACGCGGGCGATGTGCGCAGCGTGCAGGAGGCACAGAAAGCGGTTGCGGCGGCGCAGGCGAAGGTGGATGCCGAGCGGAAGGCGGCCAATGAGGCGCGCACGCGGGCAGTCATCGCGGAGAGCGATAAGCACACGAGCGAATTGCGCGATTCGATGATGTCGAATGCTGAGAAGCGCGCCAAGGCTGCGAGGGATGCGAGCGCGAAGTACGAGCGCGACGTGGCGGAATTGAAACGCACGGGCGGCGCGAGCGCTGAGAACCTCGCGAAGCTGGCGGCAGAGCGTGATGCGACGATTGCCAGTGCGGCCGACAAGTTCAAAGACCCGAAAGAGCGCAAGGCGGCAGGCGTGCACAACGATGCGGCCGAAACGATGCTGCGTTCTGCGCAAGAGACGGCGGCGACATTGCAGGCGCAGTTAAACACGCGCGAGAAGCTTGGGGCGGAAGCGGCAAAGCTGCTGAAATTCGATACGGAAATCGAAGCGATTCAGAAGAAGCAAGCGCGTAGGCAGAAGCTCACGGATTCGGAAAAGTCGCTATTGCTGCATAGGATGGAGGTCGACGCCGCGTTGCAGCACAACGCTCAACTGGAAAAGCAGGTTGAGGCGCAAACGCAGTTAAACGAACTAAAGAAGCGTGCCGCCTCGATTGATGCCGATATCCTGAACTATCAGCAGCAGCAGTCGGAGCAATACCAGTCGCAATTGGACGCGATCGGCAAGGGTCGCAAAGAGCAGCAGATCGCGGCGAGCGAGCGCAGCATCCGCAAGAAGTATTTGCAAGAACAGGCGAGGCTCGACCGGGACACGCCTGAATCGCTGCGCGGCAGTGACGAATACTTGGCGGCGCAACAGCGCATCGCGGCGGGCCGCGAAAAGTCGCTCGCGGACAACCGGAACTATTACGCCCAGATGGACGCGTTGCAGTCGGATTGGAGGAACGGCGTAACGCAGGGATGGGCGGATTATGCGGATGCGGCGGCCAACAATATGGCATTGGCGCAATCGGCGTTCACGAGCACGACCAACACGCTACAACAGACGTTCGATACGTTCGTAAAGACCGGGAAACTCAACTTTTCCGACATGACGAAAAGCATTCTGGCCGACCTCGCGAAGATCGCAGAGCAAAAGGCGATTGTGGGGCTCGTGAACATGGGAATCTCGGCCGTGTCCAGCTTCATGGGTGGCGGCGACATTCCGGCCGGGACGCCAAGCACCACGAGCGGATTGAATCAGTATCAATTCCACCTCGCAACTGGTGGCGCGGTGTCTGGCCCGGGCACGAGCACGAGCGACAGCATTCCGGCCTGGCTGTCCGATGGGGAATACGTGCTCAAGGCGTCCGCTGTCGACCGCATTGGCGTGCATACGCTCGATGCCCTGAATTCCGGGCATTCGATTCATTCCGTCGCTAGGTTTGCGTCCGGCGGTGCGGTAGGCTCGGTGGCCCGCGCGACACGCCCGGCGGGTGGTAACACGACGCTCGTTGACGTGACGGTGAACACGGGCGGGAGCAGTCTGGATGCGTCGGATATTCCGGGGCTGAAGGCTGACATTCAGGCGCTTATCGACGCTCGCATTGCTCAGAAGATGAAGGGGCAGGGCGGCTATGCGTGGCAAATGGCAAACGGGAGTGTTTAAACGATGCTGACGTTCGGATGGGCTCCGACCGTCGCGAACTACAGCGGTACGACTACTCCGGTAGTTCGTGCCGCGAAGTTCGGTGACGGATACGAGCAGCGAGCCGCCGACGGGCTCAACAACGTGTCGTCTGCGTTCTCGGTGCAGTTCAACGGGAGCGAGGACAAGATCTGGGCCATTCTGGCCTTTCTCCGGGCCGCTGGCGGCGCTGACGCTTTCTGGTGGACTCCACCCCTATGGGATTCTCCCGGAGCGTTCTACAGCCCGTCATGGTCGGAGCCGACGAAAGACGGGAACGTATACACGATGACTGCGCAGTTTCAGCAGACATTCAACGTAGAGGGATAGAGCATGGAAGGATTGCAGAAGCTTGATTTTGGTCGGCAGCCGTCCGGCGAGGGCGGCGACACCTACCGAAAGGCCGCGATCAAGATTCAGGCGAACTTCGACGCGATCAGCGCGGCGATGGACACCAAGGCGGACGCAGGCGGCGGCGCGGGCTCGCTTGCTGACGAGCGGGATAGCCGAATCAAGGGCGACGCCGAAACGCTCGCGAACGCTAACGCGCACGCGGACGCGGGCGACGCAGCAGTGGCCCGAGCACAAACGACCTACGCGGACGGTGTGGGCGCTGCACGTCTGGCGGACGCCAAAGCTTACGCCGATTTGCGGGACGCCACGAACGAAAGCGCAGCGAATGCGCGGATGGACAAAGGCGACGCGTCGGTGACAGCCGCCGCGAACGCCCGGATGGACAACGGCGACGCCTCGACGCTTTCCACGGCGAACGAGCATGCCGAACTAGTCGCATCGAACGCCCAGAGCGCGGCTCAAGCGCACGCAGATTCCGGCGACGAGGCGGTGGCCGCAACAGCCAACACGCGCATGGACAACGGAGACGCCAACACGCTCGCGAGCGCGAAAGCCTACGCCGATGGCGTGGGCGGCGCGCGCCTCACGGATGCAAAGGCGTATGCGGACGCTCAGGACGCCAAGGTAACGGCCGAGGCGCACACGTATGCGGACGGCAAGGCATCCACGGCGCAGACGAACGCCACGAGCGCGGCGAACGCGTACACGGATTCGAAGATTGCTGAACTGGTCGACGGCGCGCCGGACGCGCTCAACACGCTCAACGAAATCGCGAAGGCGCTGAACGACGATGCGAACTACGCGGCGGACGTTACAGCGCAGCTTGCGAAGAAGGCGAACACGACCGACGTTGACGCCAAGGACGCGGCGATTCTCGCTCAGGCGAAGCAATACACGGACAACTCCCCGGCATCGGGCACGCCGCAATCCTACGTCGACGCAGGCGACGCCAACACGCTCGCGAACGCGAAAGCGTATACGGATAGTCTCGCGAAGGGCGACATTCACCCGTCATCGGTCACGGCATCGGGAAAGATCGCAGGCGTTGGTACGCAAGCTGCGCTCAAGGCTTCGAACGGCGGCGGCACGGATCAAACGTCGATTTTGCTGACGAAGGAAGGCGGGCCGGTCGATCAAAAGACGTGGGAAATCCTGAACGGCACGGGTGGCGACTTTCAGTTGCGCACCATTTCTGACGGGTACGCGAACGCACACGCAGTGCTCATCGCAAACCGTGGCACGGGGACGGCGCTGGCAAACGTCCAGATTGCGCCTCAATCCGGGCGCGTGACCGTTGGCGCTACGGGCGACGATGGCTCGAACCAGTTGCAGGTCAACGGTTCAATGCGTGCCTCTAATTACGGCATCAACAAGCAGACGACGGCCGATTCCGGCTACGTCGGCATCAACAGCGGCGCGAACGGCCCGAACATCGCTTTCTATGGTGCTACGACGGGCGGCGCGGGCATGCTGACATTCAGTGCTGGCGGATCGGAGCGCATGCGCCTCACACCTGCCGGAAACCTGATGGTTGGCACGTCCGCTCCTGCTGCTGGTCCGGGTACGCTCACGGTCGGGAACAGCATCAACGTCTACAGCGGCTCGACGGACACTGTTGCGGCTATCTCCACGTCGGCGTATGCGGATGGCCTGTCCATTGAAGCATTCAACGGCGCGAACACGGCGAAGAAAAACATTGTGCTGAACGCATACGGCGGCCGGGTGCTTGTTGGAAGTGACTCCGTTGACGACGGCAGGACTACGTTTCAGGTATCGGGCGACACTCGCACGAGCGGTACGAATTTCTGCGGCGTCCTGTCTATCCAGTCGACAAAGGACGGCGGCACGGGCTTCGCTACGCAATACTTCACGAACCAGTCGTATGACGCGCCGCGCTGGTCGTTCTACAAGGAGAACACGGCGGAGACGGGCGGAAACGTCGGGTCGAATCTCGCCATCAATTACTTTGACGACGACGGAAAGACACAGCATCAAGCGATGTTCTTCCGGCGCTCCACGGGTACGGTTAGCGCCACCAATCGACTTACGGTCGGCACGACGTATGACGATGGCAAGAACGCGTTGCAGGTCAGCGGCAACGCCATCGTTGGCGGTGGTTTTGCATCGCGCAATGCAGAGCTTGGTTCCATGACGGCCGTTGATACGCCGTATGTCGATTTTCACACGACAGGGACGGGCAAGGACTTCGATGCGCGGATCATAGCGGAGGGTGGCACGGCTGCGGGAACGTGGGATGCGGACATGTCGTATCTAGCGGGCTCGCATCGATTCCGGGCCGGCGGATCAATCCAATTGCAAGTCCACTCGTCCGGCAGGACGTTCGTGGGCGATGTGACGGACGACGGCAATTCGAAGTTGCAGGTGCAGGGCGACGCGCGCGTATCTGGTGCGCTCAAGGTGTCTGGCGAGGCCGCTACTGTTGAAGGGGCGAATCAGGTGGGCATCGTTATGAGCAACACGGCGGCGAACCGCAAATACAAGTCCTACGTTGGTCCGGGCGGCGTGTACAACGTCGGGCCGATTGGCGCTGACGGAAACGTTTCGTCAACCTATTTTTCAGTCGATGCTCCGTCCAATCAAGTTCGCATCGGCAACGGCGTTCCGATCGATACACGTAGCACGGTGAACATCGGGGGCGGAGCCGCAACGAGCATTTCGAATCGTCTGTATCTGTATCAGGGCGACCCGAATTCGGGAGGGGTTGGCGAAATCGCGTTCAAGCGCATTAGCGATGGCACGATGTTCTACATGCGTGGATGGGGTGGCACGAACAACGCTGGTATCGAGTTCGTGAACGCGGCATATAACGCGGTCGTGGGCCATATCGACAACGGTGGGAATGCGTGGTTTGCGGGCAATTGTCATTCACAGACGATCACGGCGGACAACAACGTCACCATTGGCAAGGCTGTGATTTACGGCGACGGGAATATGACGCTCCCGTTTCGCGGCAATCAGGCGCTGTCCGATGCGCTCAACAGCAAGGCGGATCGGGGCGCACAGGTGCATTACAACTCCGGTCAAACGGAATGGGGATTCATTGGCGTCGATGGCTCTAACAACATCAGCTTCCAAATGGACTTTGGCGACCCGTGGGTGGTCAACGGACTGAGAGCGGCGGTCAGCTATGGGATGATAACGGCGATTTGGCCGCGTGCCGTGTGGCTCCGTAATAACTGAGGATAACTATGAAAACTGAGCATTTTTGCAACTTCACTCACGATCACATGCACCTCACATTACAGTGCATGTTTCCTGACCTTGTGATGGGTCGCGATTACCGCTGTTATCACGAGATTGGCGAGGACGGCGAACAGTGCAGCCTGCCGAAGATTGGTCTTTGGAAGTCAACGTCGGTTCCGCAGCCGGACGATAAGGACGTGCATACGTTCTTTCACGAGAACGAGGCGGAAATCCGGGCGCAGCATATCCGGTTCTTTCGCGATATCGCGCTCGCGGCGACGGACGGCAAGGCAAGCATTCCGGGGGATGCGCCGAAATCGGTCAGGGTGAATGCGGGCGCATGGCAGGAGTTCCGGCAGCAATTGCGCGATGTGACCGAACAGCCGGGCTTTCCGCTGGCGATTGAATGGCCCGAAAGCCCGCTTGCGACGGTGGCGCCAGCAGCGACAGAAATCGGTGGCGCGGAGGCGATGACGAAATGACGATTACCGGCGACATTCAGCAGTTGTCGCCGGGCCGCATCGTGGAACTGTTCGAGGTTGATGCAACCAACATCGGCGGGGACATGATGCGATTCCACGGGCACCTACAAAGCCGGTCTATCTGGTGGCAGGGGCAGGAGTATCGACCGTGGCCGATCCAAGCTACGGGGTTCAAGAAAACGACCGATGCGCAGCAACCGACGCCGACCCTCACCGTGGGCGACGTTGGCGCGACGATCAGCGCGCTGTGCGTCGTTCTCGATGACTTCGTGGGCGCGACAGTGAAGCGGCGGCGCACGCTCGCGAAGTATCTGGACGCGCGCAACTTCCCGAACGGCAACCCGGCGGCCGACCCTTCGGCAGAAATGGCCGTAGAAATCTGGCGCGTTGAGCAGAAAGCGGCGGAGGAAAGTGGCGTGTCGGTGAGCTTTGCACTCGCGTCGCCGCTGGACTTCGGAGGCCAGCAGATTCCCGCGCGCCAGATGGTCAATATGTGCGAGTGGGAGTATCGCGGGCCGGACTGCGGTTATACCGGTATTCAGTTTTTCGACCGCAACGACAAGCCGGTAGACGATCCGGCGCTCGACCGATGCAGTATGCGGATGAGCGGGTGCGTGTGCCGCTTCGGTGAGAATAGCGAATTGCCCTACGGGGGCTTTCTCACGGACGTTTTGTCATGATCGAAATATCGGATTTGCCCGACAGCGTGCGCGCCGCAATCGAGGCGCACGCTGTCGAAGCATACCCGAATGAAGCATGTGGACTCGTAGTGTTGCCGGACGATGGCGGTCCGCTCGTCTACCTGCGTTGCGCGAACGTGTCCGTTGTTCCGCTGCGCAATTTCTGCATCAGTGGACGGGATTACGTAGCGGCCGAATCAGTCGGTTCGGTCGAGGCTGTCGTGCATTCGCATCCGGGCGGGCGTGCAGTGCCGACGAAAGCGGACCGCACGATGGCGGAAGCGGTGGGCGTGAACCTCTGGATCATTGTCGCGGTGGGTGTGCAGGTCGACGGTTCGATTGGCATCGAGGCGTGGGGTTCGTTCTCACCTGACGGCTACATGGCCCCGTTGATTGGCCGCGAATTCGTGCATGGCGTTCACGACTGTTACTCGATTGTGCGCGATTGGTACAAGGTCGAGCGTGGCGTGACGTTGCCGGACTTCTCGCGCACGGATGGGTGGTGGGACGACGGCAAATCCTCGCTGTACCTCGACAACTACCGCACCGCCGGATTCGCCAACGTCGGCAAGGATGCGACGCTCATTCCGGGCGACGTAATTCTGATGACGGTTCTAAGCAAAAACAACGTGCCGAATCACGCAGGCATCTACGTAGGCGATGGCCGGATGATTCATCACATGGCCGGCCGCTTGTCGACCAACGTGCTTTTCGGCGGCATGTGGCAGGCGAGCCACTACACCACACTTCGATACAGGGGGAATTGATGGGGCAAGAGCTTACGACGATCCGCCTCTATGGCGTTGCGGGCGTCCGGTTCGGCCGGGTGCACCGGCTCGCCGTAGGATCGGCACACGAAGCCGTTAGGGCGCTTTGCGCGGTAGTGCCGGGATTCCGAAAGTTCCTCGCCCGCTCGCGGGACATGGGGCTGACGTTCGCCGTGTTTCTCGACAAAACCAACATCGGACGGGATGAACTGGAGTTTCCCGCGTCGCGTTCGGAGATTCGCATCGCGCCGATGATCGCGGGCTCGAAGCGCGGCGGCCTGTTCCAAACCATCCTCGGCGCGGCGCTTGTGGTGGTTGGCGCGCTCACGTCGTGGTCGGGTGGAACGGCGCTCATGATGATGGGCGCGAGCATGATGCTCGGCGGCGTTGTGCAGATGTTATCGCCTCAGACTGGCGGCCTGTCCGGTGTAACGGACAACGGAACGTCGTACTACTTCAATGGCCCGGTGAATTCGTCAGCGCAAGGCGAGCCGGTGCCGATTGTGTACGGCGAAATCATGGCAGGCAGCAAGGTCGCGTCGAGCGGCATCTATACGGAGGATCAGGCTTGAGGTTGGAAATTGTAGGTGCGGGCGGTGGCGGCGGTGGCGGCGGTTCCGGTACGGAGTCGCGCGATTCACTGCACTCGACTGCAACGGCGAAGATTCTCGACGTTATCAGCGAAGGTCCGATTGTAGGGCTCGTGAACGGGTTGCAGTCTGTCTTTCTCGACGGAACGCCGGTGCAAAACCCGGACGGGTCGAGCAACTTCTCGAACTACAACATCGATACACGGCCGGGTACGGTCGATCAGGCGTACATGGCGGGATTCCCGTCGATCGAGAATGAAATCCCGGTGAGCCGGCCGCTCGATAGCGCGAACCCGGCTTACGTGCGCCAGATCGACAATACGCAGTTGACGGCCGTTCGCGTTCGCTTCGGCGTGCCGATGCTTCAGTCGACCAACAAGGACACTGGCGACATTGGCGGCTATCGCGTCGACTACGCTATCGACCTCGCGGAGATTGGCGGCGCGTACACGACCGTAGTGCAAGGCGCTTTCGACGGCAAAACGACCACGCTGTATGAGCGCTCGTGTCGCGTCGACCTGCCGAAATCGTCGGTCGGTTGGCTGCTGCGCGTGCGTCGTATTACGCCGTCTGCAAACACGCAATTCATTCTGGATCAGGTCAACGTCGAAGCGATAACGGAGATTGTTGACCGGAAATTGCGGTATCCGAATAGTGCGTTGATCGGCATGCAGTTCGACGCCAAGTCGTTCGCGAGCGTGCCGACGCGCGGCTATCTCGTGCGCGGCCGGATTATCGACGTGCCGAGCAACTACAACCCGACGACGCGTACTTACAGCGGCGTATGGGATGGATCGTTTAAACAGGCGTGGACGAATAACCCAGCGTGGGTGTTCAACGACCTCGCGAAGCATCCGCGCTACGGCGGCGGGCGCTATATCGACGCGTCAGCGCTCGACAAATGGACGTTGTACGAAATCGCGCAGTATTGCGACGTAATGGTTCCGGATGGCAAGGGCGGCACAGAGCCGCGCTTTACGTGCAACTGCGTGATTCAGTCGCAGGCCGACGCGTTCAAGGTGTTGCAGGACATTGCAGGCATCTTTCGCGGACAAGCGTATTGGGGCGCGGGCGGCGTCATCGCTACGGCCGACATGCCGAGCGATCCGGTGTACGTCTACACGAACGCGAACGTAGTAGACGCGAAATTCACCTACACGGGCACGGAGCGCAAAAGCCGCTACACGTTCGCTCAAGTCGGCTGGAACGATCCGGCGAACCAGTACAAGGCGGCCGTAGAGCCCGTGCAGGACGACGAGGGCGTGGCCCGCTATGGCGTAATCAAGGCGAGCATTTCCGCGTTCGGCACGACCTCGCAGGGGCAGGCGCACAGGCTCGGCCTTTGGACGCTCGTTTCGTCGCGCGTCGAGACGCAGGCGGTATCGTTCAAAGTCGGGCTAGACGCAATACTGTTCAGATAA